TGTTTTTGTTTCTTCTGTTTTTGTTTCTTCTGTTTTTGTTTCTTCTGTTTTTGTTTCTTCTGTTTTTGTTTCTTCTGTTTTTGTTTCTTCTGTTTTTGTTTCTGATTCATTAATGCGTTGGTCTTTATTTTTAATTACAGTATTCTCCTGTTCAACCATTTTAATTATAGTATCTTGTAAATTTATAAGAGTAGTTTCTTCTTTGGTTGTTACACCTAACAATGTTAGTCTGGCTACTTCTGTTTCAAGTTCATTAATGCGTTGGTCTTTATTTTTAATTACAGTATTCTCCTGTTCAACCATTTTAATAATAGTGTCAAGAGTAGTTTCTTCTTTGGTTGTTACAACTAATTGGCTCAGTCTAGCTATTTCTTTTTCAAGTTCATTAATGGTTTGGTCTTTTTCTTTACACTGACATTTTAATTTTATAAATAAATTATCCAATTGAGTTGCTGTCTCGCTCATAGTTATTGTTACTAATACTAACATAATTATACTTATTATAATCAATCCCAATTCGAATATCTGGTTTCCGGGTGTTAAAATACCCCAAAAGGATGTCATTGTATATATGAGAGCCAGTCCAAGTGGCATGATTACATTTATAATTGTTTTACACATTAATAATGCAATACAGCATAGCACAATTATCATACATCTATTAAATATTGTTGTAAATACTTGATAACTTATGAAAACTGCTGCGTCTTCTTTGGTGTTTTCTTGATTTATGTATATGAATTCTGGGTTAAACATTTTAGAATATGTGTTTTGTTTTAGATAATACCTTTTAAAACTTAATAAAAAATAATTTCAATTTTTTTATTTTTTTCAATTTATTTGTAATCTTGATTTATAGTAAAAAAGGACTTGACCTTTTTTTATTTTTTATTTTTTATTTTAGGATTTTTATTTTAGGATTTTTATTTTTTTAAAAGATTTTTATTTTTTTAAAAGATTTTTATTTTTTTAAAAGATTTTTATTTTTTTATTATAAGATTTTATTTATATCATTTTAACAAAGAATAGGTGTGTCTTTTTTAATAAATTCAACAAATGGCTTGTTTACTGTTGTTTTGGGTTCGGCGACTTCTGGTGGATCATTAATAATATAATTTTGTTTAATATTCGTATTAACAGTTAAATTTAGAATTCGGTCCACTAAAGTGGATTCTAACGCTTCTTCTAAAGTTGGATTTGTAGTAGCATCTAATAAAGCGGGATTTGTTGCATTTGTATTAGCGTGTGTTAAATTTGTATTAGCGGTTGTTAAAGGTACAACGTTTGTTAAAGGCACAACGTTTGTTAAATGTGCAACGTTTGTTAAAGGCACAACGTTTGTTAAAGACACAACGTTTGTTAAAGGCACAACGTTTGTTAAATGTGCAACGTTTGTTAAATGTGCAACGTTTGTTAAATGTGCAACGTTTGTTAAATGTGCAACGTTTGTTAAAGGCACCGCGTTAAGCCGTTGATTACGGGTAAATTGACATAGAATAGCTCTAAATTGTCCGTAAACCTCGCTACTTCTACGTGTATAATCTTCATAATGACGACCGTATTCATCGTGTTCGTGGAATAAAATAGTTTTAACTAAGTCCTCAAATGTAATACCGCGTCTGATTAAATGTTCGCTTGTATAAGTTGAGTCGGGAACTGCGACCGGAACAACGACCGGAACAACTGGAACAACTGGAACAACTGGAACAACTGGAACAACTGGAACAACTGGAACAACTGGAACAACTGGAACAACTGGAACAACTGGAACAACTGGAACAACTGGAACAACGACTGGAACAACTGGAACAACGACTGGAACAACTTCTCCTTCTGACTCAGTATCCCAATCGTCTTCTTCTCCGTATTCTTCATCATCTTCTTCTTCTCCTTCTCCTTCTAATTCCTCCCCATTTTGTCGTTGATGAAACAAACGGAAACTGGTTAGAGCGTCTTCTTCAAACATGGATTCTTCAATTGAAAACTCGTCGACTTCATAATTAATAGAAGCAGACTCAGACGACTCGCTATCATCCTCCTTCACAACAGCCATTACAGCACGACAATAAGGACACGAAAACCCGTTAAAAACGATATTTTGCATCAAACATTTGCAATGGAATAGGTGTCCGCACTCAGTTACAACACAATTGCTATGCCCGCTTTCTATTTCATCCAAACAAATGGAGCAGTCAGTATGCATTGGAACCACAAATTGGCAAAAAGTAGAGTAAGAGTTCATTATATTAGTTTAATTAATTTAATATGTTTTATATGTTTAATACCACTCACATATTAGTTCAAAAGTATTTCAATTTTTTTATTTTATATATAAAACATGGACTACTAAAAATAATTTTTTTATTAATGAATTAATAAAATTTTTAGTATCTCGTAAAAACCTTTATAAAATTAAAAAAAATAAAAAAAATTGAAATAATTATTTACCAGTAATAATCTAGTAAATAATTATTTAAACACATTTCATAACTAGTGAAAATGACCGTTCAAACTCGTTCTCAGGCACAATCAATGCCACAAACTCGTTCTCAGGTTCAGTTACGAACCATTGTTTGGCCTCAAATCCGGGCTAAAAAGCAACAAAATGCTAAAAAGCAACAAAATGCTGAAAAGCAACAAAATGCTGAAAATCAGACCCATATCCAAACTCCAATTAATATCCAAACTCCTAATAACATTGTTACAGATCCAGAATGGTTTATGCTGGAATTGAATAAGTATACTTGTCAACTAATTGAATTACAAAATAAAAAGCAGTTTTACAAAGCCACAAACAAAACAACGGCGTTCAAAGCTACTTATTACGACCAAATTCGATTATCCAGTGAAATTATTTATATAATTATAACATATTACCCCTATATTATGAAACAAAAATTAGAGGAGTGCGAAGATATTATGATAAATACAATAAATGAACTACAAAAGGTATTTATTAATACTACGATAATCCCAAAAACTAATGAAGAAAAACATATTATAGAAGTTATAAAAGATATGTCTAGCGACATGTTTGACATGTTTAACCAGTTTACCTCAAAACAATACAAAGAAGAACTAGAATCCAGAAAAAAAGAAGTAAAAGAAGAAGATGACTTAGAAGATGACTTAGAAGATGACTTAGAAGATGAAGACGACTTAGAAGACGAAGAAGATGAAGACGACTTAGAAGACGAAGAAGATGAAGAAGATGAAGACGACTTAGAAGACGAAGAAGATGAAGACGACTTAGAAGACGAAGAAGATGAAGACGACTTAGAAGACGAAGAAGATGAATTAGATGAAGAATATAAACGCGATTTAAAGGCAAAAGAAGAAATATTCGAGCTTATGATGCAACATAAATATGGATATTAAAAATAGAAATAGTTGTAATAGCACTGATTAATTAAATAAAATAAAAATAATAATAAATAATAAATAATAATTGTTTTGTATTGCTGTTTTATGTGTTGTTGTATAATAAAAAATAGCATCCGCTATTTTTTACCGAGTAAGAACCAAAATAAATCAATACATGAGTAAAAAAGCCATTCAAGGAATATCATCCAAAGCCATATTTCGCCAAGAGACCTACTATATATTAATTTATTCATAAAGATATAAAACAGTAACAAAAAATAAGTAATAATTAAACACATAAATAAAAACATTAATAAAAACAGTTCAAGAACCAAATGTATTTTCTTTTGCATATTGTACGTATAAAAACCCATCAATATCTTTATATTTGTGATAAAGTTCGCCAATAGTGTTGGTAACGGTTGGAATATTATTTCCAATAAATAAAAATATGGCTTCTTCATGGTGTAAATTCATTCTTTTGCGTATGATATACATAAAATGACCGAAAGAAAGTTCCAAAGCAACCAAATATTTTTTATTATTAATATCTGGAACATCTTTATCACTAGCATTTGATTTTTCACAAATAATAGGAGCTTTATCAGGATAATTATGTAAAGCTCGCCTAGTCTCATAACATCTATTTTCAAATGAAAATTGATTTTTATAAAACATTTATTAAATATTGCTAATCTTTTAAGTTATTTCAAATATGAAATAAGTTGTTTATACCATGGAGCCTCCTTAATAAAGAGACTCCAATGAGCGGTGAATATATTGATAATGCCAAAGAGGAAAAATAAAAGAGCAACTTCTTCACTAATAGGTTTATTTTTGCCGGGTTTAAAATGATAAATGAGTAAAATAGACATAGAAATGATAAAAATAAATTCGGCGCGTTCTTTCCAATAAACGAGTTTAGGATCGGCTTTTTTTTGTAAATCTGTATTAGACATATGACTGAGAATTATGTGACCGATAGCAGATAAAACAAAAACAATTTTGATAATAATAATAAACAAAACAAAAAGGTCAAGAGGGGTTTCAAACTTCAGGTGCATATATATAATAAACAAAATATAAATAAAAAACAATATTGTTTGTTAGTTAGTGCCTTGTAAATGATGAGTAGAATAACTAAAATTTGAAATGGCAGTATTTAATACATTGGCTTTAAAGTTTTTTTTACAATGGTCGCATCGTCTAAATGCTCCACCATCATTCATTAATGAAGTAGATTTTGGATGAGAACAAAAAATGCAAATAGGGCTATATTTAAGGGTGCCTGAATAAGTATTCATATTTGTATGGTGAATTTTATAAGCATCGTCTAAATTAGTGTAATTCATTATATATAACATACTTTAAAAAGTTATAATGAAATAAACCGAATACAAGTAAATAACAATTAATCAAGCCCTACAAGTAAAATAGTAATATTGTAATATATAAATGCAAGTGCCATGTTTATCAACATGTTTAGTTTCAACAGGATTAATTATCGCGATGATATATTTTCAAAACGCGACAACAAAAAGTAGAATAATACAAGAATATAAGAAGCAATTGCCGTCAAATTTGCAGAATTTGTATGAAAAAATAATAATAGAAAGATTACATATATCTTATTATGGATATGCGTTGGGATTAGTATTGTCATTAATAATAATTTTGTATAATTTGACTTTGCCAAAAAGTCACAAACTAACAAATACAAGTTTAGTATGTTTAGTTATAATTGTTAGTTTCTTTACAAATTATTTCTTTTATATATTAAGTCCAAAGTCGACGTATATGTTGGCCCATATAAATTCTCCAGAACAAACAAAAGCATGGTTAGCAATGTATAAAGAATTTCAATATAATTATCATTTCGGGTTTGTAATAGGAGTAATAGCGATAGGAGTGTTAGCATATGCATTTTGTTAGTTAAACA